AAAAACCTTAGTTGATTTAGCTATTAACATTGAAGATTCTCTAGAATATAGAGGTGAGGAAGGTAAACAAGCTAGATTGATTCAAAAATTATTAACTAAATATGACAATACAGATTACAATGAGGAGTTTGAAATTCCAGCAGTAAAACCAATAACAATAGATACAGATATATTATGAAGTTATTAAAAAAATTAGTTAAAAAATTAGCAAATAAACAGTTTAGACTAAACAACTTATATTATATCCTAGATAAAGAAGATAATGTAACTCTTCTACACTTAAACCATGCTCAAAATACACAACTACAAATAAACCACCCTAAAACTATAACATTAAAATCTAGACAACAAGGAATTTCCACTTATAAAGTTGCTGAAAATCTAGACAAATGTTTATTCTATGGTAATACTCAAGCTGGCATACAAAGTTATGGTCAAAGTGAGGCTAAGAAACTAAGTAGAAAAGCTCTATTTATGTGGGAGATGCTTGACCCATTAATAAAGGATATTCTTAAGATAAAACTAATAGCTTGTAATGCTGAAGGATTTGTTTTTAGTAATGGGTCAGTACTTAAGATAGGTAACTTCCGTGGAGATACACTATCCTCATTACATGTATCAGAATTAGCTAAAATTGCTAAGAAATTTCCTGAGAAAGCTGAGGAGTTGAATACTGGTGCATTTGAGGCTGTGTCTACAAACAGTGAGATAAGCATAGAAAGTACCGCTGAAGGTAAAACAGGCTTATATGCTGATATGTGGCAAACAGCTGAGCGAAGGTTAAAACTTGTAGGTATAGATGGTTTGACACCACTAGACTTTTATCCTATATTCTTAAGCTGGATTACAGATCCAGATTGTTACATGGAGCAATATTATGAGGCATCAGATTCTGATGAGGAATATTTTACTAAAGTAGAAGTTACTTTAGATATAGTATTGACTCAAGGACAAAAAAATTGGGCTTCAGGTAAACGAGCTAGATTAGGTAATAAGTTTGACCAAGAGTACCCATATAATCCTGAAAGTGCATTTAATGTACCAATAGAAGGTACATATTATGAAATTCAGTATCAAAGAATATTAGATGAGAAGAGAATTAAAAAGGTACCCTATATACCAGGCCAGCCTGTTTATGGTATTTTTGACTTAGGTATGAATGATAAGATGTGTATAGACTTTGTTCAAACTATAAATGGAATCCCTAGGATTATAGGTGAGTATTCTAATTCAGGACAGAAGATTGAATACTATGTTGATATTATGAAACAATTACCTTATCCAATCGAACTAGTTTATCTACCACATGATGCTAATGTTACAGAACTACAAACAGGTAGAACAAGATTAGAGGAATTTCAAAGACTAGGTGTAATTTGTTTTGTACTAACAAAAGAATCACTTCAAGATGGTATTAATGCTGCTAGACAATATCTTGATGTTGTTGAGATAGATGAAGGTTGTGAGGATACTATATCAGCTATTCAAAATTATAGACAAAAATTTGATAAGCGACTACAGGTATTTATGGGCACTCCTGAACATGATGATTTTTCACACTTTGCTGATGTTGTTAGATATTCATCATTAGGCTTAACTTATTACTTAGTTGAACAAACAAGAAATAAAAGTGCAGAAACCTTATATAGAGAAGCAAAATATCTTAGAGGTACTTCTGTTGCTTTATAGTACAATTATACCTGTATTAAAGTTAGATTATTTTAAGGTTAAAATGTTATAATATGTAATAAATAATAATAAAAAGGATATTTATGAGTACTCCAGAAACATCTGCTACTCCTGATGATAGTCAGAAACAAGCAGTTACACCTACATTAGAAGAGAAACTAGCTATTTCTGAAAAGCGCCGTAAGGATACACAAGCAGGCTATACTAAAGGGCAACAAAGCCTAAAGTCACTAGAAGCTGAAAACAACAAACTTAAAGAGTTAATTGGAAAACAAGTTACAGTCAATTTAAGTACAGAGGAACAAGATAAACTTGATACTCTGAAATTTGAAGACCCTGCAGCTTGGAGAACACAACTTAATAAGCTTGAGGAAGAAGCTTCTATAAAGTCTAGAGCAAATTTAAATGAGCTTACCGGCGAAGCTAAATTAGCTGCTGAACAAACATTCGAGTTAGATAGACGGCAAACAGTTTTAAAGGCATTCAACGATTCGGCCAAAGTAGTTATAACTGAGGAGTTAATAACTAATGAGGTACCTCCAAGAATAACTAAAAAACTGGAAAGTGGTAAGACCACTTGGGAAGAATTTTTAACTGAAGTAGAAACTTATGTAACTACAAATAAAATAGTTAAAAATGATGAAGTATTAGGTCAGCCTAATATGGGTAATTTAGGTGGTAGTGGTACTCCTCAAGATATGAAACCTGAGGACTCATTATCTGCAAGTTATAAAAAAGACTTATATTAAGTCTATAAAGGGGAAAACATGGGTTCAAGTTCAGTTGCAATAACTTCTGATATAAAACGTAAGAAGTGGATTAGGGATGGTTTAGTTCAAGCAGCTTCATTATCATTCTGGGGGCCTTATACAGGTAAAAATAATAAGTCCATTGTATATCAAGAAAATAATGAAGATGCAAAAGCTGGTCATACTGTTGTATTTGATTACTCAGGTAAGATTAGTAGTAAAGCAATAAAAGGTAAAGATACTGCTTATGGTAAAGGTGAGATTAAAAGAATATTCTCAGATAAAATTACAGTTGAGAGATATCGTATTCCAGTTAATAATGGAGACAAGTTTGACGGTGTAGATATTGGAGATTTATCTATTAATGAACATAGTAACTCTAGAAGTTTACTATCTGATTTATTTATTCGTTGGAAAGACCAAATGATTTTTGACTCTGCTCAAGGTTCTGTTGGTACAGTATCAGCGGTTAAGCCTACCCACATTTATAGTTTAGGTGCTACTTTCACTATAAACCAATTAACATTGTTAGAACAAGCAATTAAAACAGGTCAAGGTTTTAAAACATCTTCAGCTACAGGTGCAGTAACAACTACTGCAGCGGCAAGAAGAGCTCCATTAGAACCTTTTACACTTAAAGATGGTCAAAAAGTATGGTTATTTCTAATTGATTCCTATATGGCAGGTAAATTAAGAACAAATAGCACATATCAGTCACTTTTACAATCTGCTGATGTTAGAGGTAATGATAACAGACTTATTAGTGGTGTTATTGGTAGATTGGGTAGATTGTTAATAGTTGAAGCTTCAGATTTCTTTGGTTCTACTGATGGAGCTGGAACCTTTGGTCTTGATGATTCAGAAATTGAGATAGCTGGATTAAGAAAATATTTACATGATGGTACTATAGATACAACAACTCCATTATCAGCTTGGGAAGGTCAATCAGGTTTTAGTTATGCTACAGCGGCTAATATTTGTTCTCGTGGTGTTGTTCTTGGTCAAGGGGCTGTTCAAACAGCATTTGGTAAAATGCCAGACTATAAATATCAACCATCAACAGACTTTGCAATTGATTCAGAATCTGCGGTTGAATTTTGGACTGAGGTTAAGAAAACAAAACTTACTTTAGAAGGTGGTGGTGTTTATAAACAAGCTAAAATTTCGGGTATTGACTTCGGTGTTATTTCCGTTGACTTAGTACACGCATAAGGGGGATTAGATGGCAACAATTATATTAGGAGCTGAGCTCATAAGCAGAAAAACATCTACTATCCTGGTAGATGTAGATTGGACAGATAGTACTTCTGGTACTATTGCATGTGGAGATACAGGGGTTCTTTGTACTCTTCCTAGAGGTGCATCAATAGTAGGCATAACTGCTTATGCTATTGAAGCTTTTACAACTGGTGGTACTAATGGCGTAGATTTAACAATCGGTGTTAGTGGCGATATGGATAGTATTTTCTTAACAGCTTCTGCTGAGTTAGAAGCTGCAGGACCAGTGGCTGGTGTTTTAGGTGTTGATGCTTTAGAAATAGTATCAGAAACAGCTAATACTCAAATCTTATTTGGTATTATTGATAGTGATGGTACAGCAGGTACAGACGCTTTAACAGCTGGTACAGTTAGACTAGCAATTACAATTGCTGAGAGTATGAATTAATAATTCATTTAGATAGTCTTTAGAGGCTATCTATAATGTATTAAAAGGATTAAAAGGATTAATATGAGTAGAATTTCTAAAATTATAAATAAATCTAGATTAATACTTAGTGATAAGGATAAAACTAGATGGTCTGATGATGACTTAATGTCTATATTTAATGAAGGTTTAAATCACTTTGTTCTCCATTCTAAAAGTTTAAAGTTACGCTCTTATATTTTGATAGAAGATTTAGTTGGTATGTATGATATGAGTCCATATTCTACTTCTATTGAAAGAGTAGAATATATGGCAAAAGTTTTAATTGGTAAAATGGCTAAGGAGATGGATAGGATAGACTCTACATGGACAGATACTGAAGGTACTGAACCGAAATATGTTATTTTTGATAATTATGAAAATAGTATTTTTAGATTATATCCTAAAGCTCCTTCAGGTGCGGCTACTTCCTCAATAACACAAAATTCTTTATATGGTGGTTTAATTGATATAGAAATTACTGATGATTTATTTCAAATTCCTCAGACAGATATTATTGAGCAAAATCTATACAAATATATATTAGTTTATTATATTGGTAAACCTACAGAATTAGCTATAGATTCAATAGATTCTCTTATAGATTTGAATGAAGGTTATGATACTGCTATAACATCTTATATTGTTGGTCAATGTTTAATGTTTGACCAGGATGCTATTAGTAGAGAATTAAGTAAAGAACAATTAGGTATCTATGAGTCATATTTAGTTAAAGGTATTAAAAAAGAAAGTATAAATAATAATACTTTTACACAATATACTACACAATATAGGAAATTATAATGAATGTTACTTTAAATAGACAAAAACTGGGCTTAGAGGACATAACTTTTGGTATAACCACTGAGGAACAGACTAGAGGTGGTGAGACTGTAACAATAACACAGATAAATGGTGCTAACTTACCTTATGATGGAGAAAATACTTTAGAAGAAATTGTGGCTTCTATACAACTATCAGAATTAGCAACAGCGGCTGATGTTTTAGTAACTAACGCTGATGTAGTTCTAACACATGCAGATGGAGATAGAGCAGAAGCTGATGTTATTCTAACTAATGCAGATGTTGTGTTAACCAACAATGATGTAAACACAACTACGGCTAATGCTAGTGCGGCTAACAATAGTGCTATATCGGCTAGTGGTTCAGCTTCAACTGCAACTACTAAGGCTACCGAATCTAGCAATAGTGCAGCAGCAGCTCTAGTGTCAGAGAATATAGTTGTAGCTAAAGAAGCTCTAGTGAGTCCTCATTATGCAGCTATAGATACAGTAGCTACTTATGCCTCTGAAGTAAACACTAATGCTGATAACATAGTAGACATTAGAACTAATGCTAGCAATATTGGAGATATAAATCTTGTTGGTGGTGACCTAGCTAATGAGTACTCTTATATAGAAGACAATGGTAATATCGGAGATGAAGTTACAGGTGGTACTAGTACTTCTGTA